AAAAGGGGGTCTTGCGACCCCCTCGCCTCACTTCATCTTTGAGGCGACTTCGATCGCCTTGTTCAGAATCGCGATCACTTGCGCGTCACCGTTCATTTCGTCTTTCTGGTGCGCCTTGACCAGCGCGGCCAATTCTTCAAGTGTGCGGGTTTTTAGCGAGCGCGGCTCGGCTGGTGCTTTTTCGGGTTTGCCGTAGGCATAGTCACCGATTCGCGTGAAGTAAGTGTGCGCTGTGGCGCGGATGTCACGTTTGGCCGTGTTAGCAGTTTCCCATTGCGCGGCGTACTCGGGATGCGCGGCTACGCGCTCCTTGTATTCCGTGGAATTTTTGCGCGCCAATTCCGCGCCCATAATCCGCACAGCATCCGCGCCAAGCGCGGGAACGATAACTTGATCGACGAATTGCGCCTTGATCGCATCGTATCCTGCGCGGGTAGGGTATTCTTTAGCGACCAACGCGCCGACTGCTTGCCATTTCGCGAGCGCGTTGCCGTCCGCGCCGATAGCCGTTTGAACTGCGGTCTTAATAGTGGATAAGGACATTTGATTAACTCCTGTTAACTTGTTGTCGGTGTCGCCCGTCGCTTCACCGTGGATATATAGTCTCACATTATGGCGAAAATGTCAACTATTACAGAATTCGCATTGGTTAACAGGCTGTTAATCGAACCCCACCCTACCCCGACCCCCCGCGCGCAGTTAGGAGTCCCGCGCTCTCCCCGTACTCTATGATCCGCGCATTAGATACTGCACTTTTAAAATACCCCCTCCCCCCATCATGTATTAACAAATTGTCACGAAATGACCCCCACCCCCTTCATATAGAAAGGCCCCCCTTGATGGTACCTATACCTCCTGTGCCCTACGCTCCCCCTAATTTTTTTGCGGCCACAGAAATTGCATTATTTCCCGGTGTTTTACGCTCCCCCATCTAGCAGGGTTGAAATGAAGGTTTGGAGTAGCGACCAATGCCGCCCTTGGTGCCATCTAGCACGCATATACTTCTTGGTGTACCAATCTTGCTGGGACTCGGGGTGGCATCCAATGAGTCCAATCTTCCCGTGTCGCAGGGCCATCACACCCCCGGATTTATACCGGGCCACTACCTCCCCCACTTCGTTAAACACCGGCCCGTCCCAGAAGAACATTTTTTCCCGGGTTCCCATCCAGTCCACTTCGGCTGTCGTGGCATAAGATCTTTTTATTTCAGAATTTGGTTGCTTGATGTACTGCTGGATTTCTAGGCCCGGAATTAGGTCGAAATAGCCGGGTCCGGCCCAGTACGCACCCATGCAAATACCCAAATAGACGCCGCCTTTCTGAGCAAATAGACGCACATCCGCGACCGCATTGTGGAAAATCTGCGACCATTCATCAGCTTCGCCAACCCCGCCGGGAAACGCTACGATCTGCAGGGATTTCATTCGGCGGTAGGTGCAGTCCTCCGGACCAAGTAACTTGACATTGAACGAATTACTCAATGCCTTGAGCATCCCAATACAGCACTCGGCCGAGGCATGGGGGTGCTTGTGGAATAGACCGATTGTGGGCCGCATGGGGTTGATTATATTTGTGTTTTTTAATATTCTTCGTATACTCGACGCATGCCATTAGTTGCAACCCCCGAACTTGGGATTCCGTTCCCGTTCGACACGACGCCGGAAGAGCTAATTGACTTCCGTGAAAAGGCGTCTGCACTGGTAAAAACGGTGGCAGAACTGGAGCGTCAAGGCATGACGACAGATGTAACGGACGAGGATCGAGTGGCCTCTCACCAAATGCTCGCTGAAGAAAAAGTCCTTCCAGCAAAAGACCTTACGCCCGCATCAGTTAAACACTTAAATACGATTCTTTCCGAGTACGACCGGGAACTGCTGGACGTACATCGCAGACTTCGCAACTACGTTACTAATAAGTTGATTCACGAATCGGCAGAAGACGATCCGAAGATTCGCTTAAAAGCCCTAGAGTTACTGGGCAAAGTATCGGGCGTTGGACTATTTTCGGAGCGCGTGGATGTCAATGTCACGCACCGCACGGTCAAGGATATCGAGACCGAAATACGTAAGACCTTGGAACTGTATGACGCTGAATACAGCGAGGTTGAACCGCAATCTAAAAGCATCGCTGAAATTGACCTCGATGCTGAACTAGGCACAGTTAATGGACCCGAATCTTCTTCGTGAAGTAGAGGCCAAATTGCCCACATTGCCACCTGAGCTTCAGCAAAAACTGGGGCAGTTGGTGGCCGAGGCACGCCGAGCAGGCACACAAGATAAAGCCAAGAATGACTTCATGGCTTATGTGAACTACGTGTGGCCGAACTTTATCCACGGCAGGCACCACGAGAAAATGGCCCGAGCGTTTGAGCGGGTGGCCAACGGCGAGGTCAAGCGGCTAATCATTAATATGCCGCCGCGACATACCAAATCAGAGTTCGCGTCCTACTTATTGCCAAGCTGGTTCCTCGGGAAGTATCCGGGCAAGAAGATCATCCAGACTTCCCATACCGCAGAACTAGCGGTTGGCTTTGGTCGTAAGGTCCGTAACCTTGTGGATTCAGATAGGTATAAAGATGTTTTCCCGACTGTTGCGCTTCAAGCCGATTCAAAAGCTGCTGGGCGTTGGGCTACTAATTTTGCTGGTGAGTACTTCGCTATTGGTGTTGGCGGTGCTGTTACCGGTAAAGGTGCTGACCTCCTCATCATCGACGACCCGCATTCTGAACAGGAAGCCACGCTAGCCGAGGTTAATCCCGAGGTCTACGACAAGACGTACGAGTGGTACACATCAGGGCCTCGTCAGCGTCTCCAGCCGGGCGGAGCCATCGTGGTCGTCATGACCCGTTGGAGTAAAAAAGACCTTACAGGTCAAGTACTTAAGGCCGCTGCACAGCGGTCCGGGGAAGAGTGGGAGGTCATTGAGTTCCCAGCAATCCTGCCGTCCGGCAACGCGCTATGGCCTGAGTTTTGGAAAATTGAGGAACTTAAGGCGCTCCGCGAAGAACTGCCGAATGGCAAGTGGATGGCGCAGTACCAGCAGCAGCCCACCTCGGACGTGTCGGCCATCGTCAAACGAGACTGGTGGAAAGTCTGGGAAGATGACCGGCCTCCGTTTTGTAGTTACACAATTCAATCGTGGGATACCGCGTTCCTTAAGAGTGAGCGGGCTGACTACTCAGCCTGTACCACGTGGGGCATATTTGAGCATCCGGACGACACGGGTAAAAACCAGTCCAACATCATCCTGCTGAATGCGTTCAAGAAGCGCATGGAGTTTCCGGAGCTAAAGCAAGCTGCCTTTGATGAGTACAAAGAGTGGAATCCGGACAGCCTAATTGTGGAAGCCAAGGCGGCAGGTAGCCCACTGATATTTGAGCTTCGTGCTATGGGTATTCCAGTGCAGGAGTTCACGCCGTCTAAGGGCAACGATAAGATAGCGCGCCTTAATGCAGTTGCTGATATATTCGCATCCGGACGGGTATGGGTTCCTAACACTCGCTGGGCGGAAGAGTTGGTCGAAGAAGTGGCTAGCTTCCCGTCTGGCGAACATGACGACTTGGTTGACTCAATGACTCAAGCTTTGCTGCGGTATCGGCAGGGTGGGTTCTTACGTTTGGCTTCTGATGAACCGGAACCAACCCGGTACTTTAAACAGAAGCGAGAAGGGTATTACTAGGAGAATTTGAATGGCTATCGAGAAAGGTTTGTATGAAGCCCCGATGGGCCTTGAATCTCTTGCGGCAGAAGACCCTGCAATTGATATTGAGATCGTTGATCCCGAAGAGTTGAACATCAGCATGGACGGGATTGAGATTAGCCTTAGCAAGCAGGAACCCCGTGCCGAAGACTTCAATGCAAACCTTGCCGAGTTCATGGGCGAGAACAAGATGGCCTCGCTTGCTATGGACTTACTTGGTCAGTACGAAGAAGACCTGTCCTCCCGCAAAGACTGGCTTGACACGTATGTGAAGGGTTTGAAGATCCTCGGCATTCGGTACGAAGAACGTACTGAACCGTGGCCGGGTGCGTGCGGCGTGTTCCACCCGCTCTTGATGGAATCGGCGGTCAAGTTCCAGTCTGAGACCATCATGGAAGTCTTTCCGGCTATGGGTCCGGTCAAGACCAAAATTGTTGGTAAAGAAACTCCAGAGAAAAAAGATTCTGCAATTCGTGTCCAAGATGACATGAACTACCAGCTTACCGAGGTGATGAAAGAGTATCGCCCGGAACATGAGCGCATGCTGCTTTCGCTGGCACTGTCGGGCAACGCCTTTAAGAAGGTGTACTTTGACCCGTCGCTTGACCGCCAAACTTCTATTTATATTCCGGCAGAAGATATTGTTGTGCCCTATGGCGCGGCTAACTTGGAATCTGCGGAACGCGTTACGCATCGAATGCGTAAGACTGAAAACGAAGTTAAGAAGCTTCAGTACGCCGGGTTCTATCGTGATATTGACTTGGGTACTCCAGTTCGCACGATGGATGAAGTCGAAAAGCAAAAGGCTGAAGACCAAGGGTTCTCAGCCAGTATGGACGACCGGTTTCAGTTGCTTGAGATGCATGTTGATATTGATTTACCGGGCTATCCGGATGTTGATGAGGAGAACAATGAAACAGGTATCGCCCTTCCATATGTCGTCACGATTGAGAAGGGCACAGGAACGGTTCTCGCAATCCGGCGTAACTGGAAAGAA